GATTGCCAGTTTCTACGGCATGACGAAGCACGCCGACTGTAATAAGTTGTTTAAAAAATTAACAGGCAAAGAAATGAGATCATTTAAAGACTTGAACGTTTCCTATAAGCCGGAGGACGGCAAGAAGCGTTTTCCCGGAGTGGTGGTAAGCATCCGGGAACTGGTAAACTTACCGATTGTAGTGAAGGACTTTGAGACCGGGATCAAGACCGAACAGGGAGAGGACCGCTGTATCGTGGCCATCGAAGTGAACGGCGAGGCGAAGAAGTTCTTCACCAACAGCGAGGAGATGAAGAATATTCTCGCACAAGTGAAGGAAATGCCGGACGGTTTCCCGTTTGAAACGACCATCAAGACGGAAACCTTCGGCAAAGGTAGAACCAAATACGTGTTTACATGAAAAGAGTTGAAGGAAGTGCCGGGGTAAAACTGATTGAATGTGTGAGCCCGGCTCGTAATGGATGGCGCATTCGTTGGGATGTGCAGGAACGTGGGGACGGTTCCGCCTCCTATATGGAGGAGGAGTTTCTGGGCAAGCCCTCGGACCAGGTAATAAGATCCGTCGTGCTTGGTTGGTATAACGAAAGGATAAACGAAGCTATTCTTTGCGGTTTTGTTTACGATGGCATGCCGGTGTGGCTGTCAAGCGAGAACCAGTTCAACTATAAGACGGCCCATGACTTGGCTGTACAGACCGGTGGTGTCACACTTCCGGTAACGTTCAAATTCGGGACGGATGACGAACCCCGGTACCGGACGTTTGAAAAACTGGAGGAGCTGACGGACTTCTATACGAAAGCCATGAGGCACATCCAGAATACGCTGGCTGACGGCTGGAAAAAGAAAGATGCTTTTGATCCGGAGAAGTACCGGGTGGAATAAATCCTTCGGGGGAGGATAAGAAAAAGCCCCCGGCCTGTTAAAAAGTAACGCCAATCACTTTTAAAACATGAAACGCCAAACCGCGCGACCGGGGGCAAATGCCCTCTGTCACGGTTTGACGTTTTTTTGTTGTTTAAAAAATGATTGGCGATGCAAAGATATAATTTTTTTGTTGTATGAAAGTGATTGAGATATTAAACTTTAACCGAGAGCTGCTGAAAAGGCTCCAGGCGGTCGGCATCCGTCTGGAAGATGCCCGGTATATCGATCTGTATGCGGATTATACCCGCCTGCTGGATCATGGTGAGAAAGTCTCGTATGTCGTGGCCGTACTGTCCGAGAAGTATTCGGTGAGCGAGCGTAAGGTTTACGCCCTGGTGAAACGGTTTCAAAGTGACTGCAAGACGCTTGCAGTGTGAATGAGTTGTCTTCTACCGTTTGGAGCGCCGTTTTCCCCTATCTTTAGGGTGTTTTAATATTAGAAGGAGGAAATGGCTATGAATAAGTATTACCGTATCCTGGACAAGATTCTTGTCGCGGGAAAGACACAGACCAACAAGAAGGGAAATATACAATACCTTCTGAATGAACAGTTGTCGCTGACACCGGCGGACCTGCTTGACATATTCGAGGGGCATAATATCGCCCGCAAGAAACTTCGTAGCGAGTTACAGCTGTTCATGCAGGGGGAACGTAACGTGGAGAAGTACCGGGAGGCCGGCATCAATTGGTGGGATTATTGCGGTTCCATCCTGGTGAACAGTTATCCTACCTATTTCGAGAAGCTGCCGCCATTGATAGCGAAAATCAACCGGGAGAAGCGCAACAGCAAGAACTATGTGCTTTTTCTGGGTGAGACTGGTGCCGAAAGTAATCAGGCACCCTGCTTGAGTTTGGTACAGTTCCAGCTGGATGACGGGGAACTGGTTCTGTCTGCCTACCAGCGCAGCAGCGACGCGAACCTCGGGCTGCCTTCCGATATTTACCACCTGTACCTGATGGCACGGCAGATAGAACTTCCCCTGAAGTCGATCACCCTCTTTCTGGGAAATGTACATATCTACGAGAACAATATCCCGGGTACCCGCGCACTGCTTGCCGGTGACGAGACGGTCCGTTTCGGGCTGAACGTGTAGTTTGCTGTATATGTCTTGCAGCGGGAACCGTTTATGCTTCCCGCTGTTTTTCATTTATTTTGGGGACCTTTGTGGCCGTTTTTAAAGCAGAATGAAATGAGAAAGATGTATTCGTCCGCTCCGCTTCCTTTTGTGGGGCAGAAACGCATGTTTGCGAAGGAATTTATCAAGGTGCTGGGACAGTTTCCGGACAGCACCATGTTTGTGGACCTGTTTGGCGGCTCGGGCCTGCTGTCACATATTACCAAATGTGTCAGGCCTGATGCCACCGTTGTTTATAACGACTTCGACAACTACCGCCGCCGACTTGCGAATATCCCGGCCACCAATGTGCTGTTATCCGATTTGCGCCGGATAGCTGAAGGGGAACCCAAAAATAAACGTATAACCGGGGAGGTTTGCGATAAAATGTTTGCCCGTATTGAGAGGGAGGAAAAAGAGCACGGCTACGTGGATTATATCACGATTTCAGCCTCCTTGTTGTTCGCCATGAAGTATGTGTCCAGTTTGGAAGAAATGAAGAAAGAAGCCATTTACAATAGAATTCGGCGGGCTGATTATTCCGAAGCGGAAGATTACCTGGAAGGGATTATGGTTACCTGCAAAGATTACAAGGCAGTGTTCAAATGTTACAAGGATGTTCCGGGCGTGGTATTCCTGGTTGATCCGCCATACCTTTCCACTGAAGTGGGAACTTACAGGATGTCCTGGCGTCTGGCTGACTATCTGGATGTGCTAACCGTTCTGAAAGGGCATTCGTTCGTGTACTTCACTTCAAACAAGACCTCCATTTTAGAACTGTGCGACTGGCTGGACCGAAATCCATTTGTTGGCAGCCCGTTCAAGGAATGCAGGAAAGTGGAGTTTAGTGCAAGCGTAAACTATCAAGCTAAATATACAGACATGATGCTGTACACGAAGCCGGATGAAGTGTCAGGTATAGCAGCTTAACACTGCATAAAGATAGTGAATTATTTTGAATCTGCAATGGCTTTTAAATGATATTTTAAGGTCG